CGTGCCCCTTGGACAGTCTCTAGGTTCGATGTAGACCAGAAGACAGGTGATATCCTTGGTCTTTACCAAGAAGGTTCCTACGGTAATAATAAGCACTACATCCCTACACGCAAAAGCCTGTACTACCGCACTACTAGCATTAACAATGATCCTGCTGGGCGTCCTATCATCCGTAATGCTTACACCTCTTATGAATACCTGAACAACCTTCAGAACATTGAGGCTATTGCAGTTGAACGGGAACTTGCTGGTATTCCTGTAGCCCGTATCCCTGCTGAATACCTTAGCCCCGATGCTACGGCTGCACAGAAAGGTTTTGTAGCTGAGATGCAGACTATCCTTCGGGATGTTAAGTTCAATGAGCAAGGTTACCTCATGGTCCCTTCGGATACTTACCCCGGTAAAGAAGGGGAGCCTACAAATATCCGTATGGTTGATGTAGAGCTTATGTCCTCTCAGGGCAACCGTAACATTGATATTGACCCGATTGTGAAGCGTTACCAGCATGACATTGCCCGTAGTGTCCTGAGTGAGTTTCTTATGTTGGGCAGTGGCAATGGGTCTTATGCCCTGTCTAAGAGTAAGACTGACTTATTCCTACGTGCCCTTGAGAGTTACATCCAGACAATTGTAGACGTGCTTAATAAGCAGTTGGTAGAGCGTCTTTGGGAACTCAATGGTCTTGACTTTGACCTAATGCCCAAGATTGTTGCTGGTGATGTTGCACCCCATGACCTTAAGGAACTCGGGTCTTACCTGCGTAACCTCAATGGTGCTGACATTAACCTTGCGTCACAGCCTGATATTGTGGATGCACTGTTGGATAATGCGGAACTGCCTAACCTTGATCGTGATACTTATGCCCAAGACCTAGAGGCTGAGCGCCGTATGGCTAATGCTCGTGCTGATTACTACAACGGGCCTGATGACGATGTGCCCGAAGATAACACCGTAGGCGCACCTCAGAACAACAATACAGGCGAGTGATATGACCGAGATTGAGAAAGCAGATATTCACAATAATTTCCAAATTATCAAGGTAGACCAAGAGCAGCGTATTCTATACGGGTGGGCTAGTGTCACCAAAGTTGATGGTGAGTTGGTAGTTGACCGTCAAGGGGACGTTATCCGCACAGAGACGCTTCATAATGCAATCAATGAGTTCATGAAAGGTGTCCGTGTTGGAAAGTTGATGCACCAAGGGGAACAAGTGGGTGATATTGTCCATTCGTTCCCTGTGTCGAAAGACATCATGGATGCACTAGGAATCCAGACGAATATGGAGGGTTGGATTGTGGGTTACTACGTTTCTGATGACACTCTCTGGAAATCTGTTCAGTCTGGTGATTTTGCTGAGTTCTCAATAGGAGGGTCAGCTCAAAAGGAGGAGTTCAATGCCAACTGAACTTGTAAACCTAAACCTTGAGGAACTTAGTCTTGTGGATAAGGGAGCAAATCAGTTTGCTAAGGCCCCTATTTTTAAGGCTGATGCTTCAAACGGAGAAAATACTGAAATGACTGATGAAGTTGTTAAAATGTCCGAAGAGATGGACAAAAAAATTAAAGACTACATGAAAGCCAAAGGCTGTGACCGTAAGACTGCTGAAGAAGCACTTATGAAAGCCTTTGACACTTCTGAAGAGGTAGAAACTCTTAAGGAACAAAACCAGAACCTTCGTAAATACATCCTTGATGAAGGCTACAGGATTACCAAAGAGGGTATCGAAAAGAAAGCCCCTGAGGAGTTCATCGAATATGGCGGTGAGCAAATCAACAAAGCAGACGTTCCTGCACCTATTCTGAAAGCACTTGAGGAAGCAGAGATTGAAAAGGCTGATGCTGCTCTGACGAAACGTGCTGAAGCTGAACTCCCCCACTTCAAGACTGATGTAGCTAAGAGCCTCTTGGTTGCCGTCGAGAAGATGGACGAAGTGGACATGCTGATGGAAGCCCTCCACGCTGCTGACAAGGCTTTCGCAGACAAGATGGAAGAGTTTGGTAAGTCGGATGTTGATGGTGAGTTCGCCACTGCAAACGACAAGATGGAGTCTCTTGTTAAGGCTCATATGGAAGCCAAGGAAATGAAAAAATCGGACTACGCGAAAGCCTATGATGAAGTCGCCAAGACTGACGAAGGCCGTGAGGTCCTTAAAGCCATTTATAAAGGAGAATAACAATGGCCGTATTCCAAAGTCGCGATACGCGCACATTTGAAGCAGGCGCTGATCTGTCTGCTGGTCAATTCAAGTTTGTAGCCCTTGCTGCTGATGGTCAAGTTGACCTTGCTGGTGATGGCGCTCAAGCTATTGGCGTTTTGTACAATGAACCTTCGGCTGCTGACCGTGCTGCTACCGTCGTGGTGACTGGCAAGGTTATCGTTGAAGCTGGTGATTCGGTCACTGCTGGTGACTCCGTTGCATCGGATACTGACGGTAATTGCGTCACTGCCGCTACCGATGACGTTATCATGGGTTATGCCCTTGAAGACGCCGTTGATGGTCAGGTTTTCGCCATTGAACTCATCCAAGGCGGCAACGCTGCGGCCTAATTAACACACTCTAGTATACGCTATAGCGCATAACTCAAGTTTATACTCCACAGCGTATATTAGAGATTCTAAGTAAAGGATAAATACTATGCCCCTCTTGACTCCGAGTCAGGTGCATATTGACCAGCCGCTCACAAACCTGACGCTGGCCTATGTACAATCTCAAGAAAACTTTATCGCGGACAAGGTGTCCCCTCTGGTTGGCGTTGAAAGTCAGTCTAACAAGTATTACATCTACGACCGCGACAACATGAACCGTACAGGCGACGTCAAGAAACTTGCGCCGCGCACTGAAGTCAACCGCATCGGTATGAGCATCTCGAATGACTCGTATTTTGCTGATGTGTATGGCCTCGGTATGGACTTTGATGAGCAGACTCTCGCTAACGAAGATGCTGCTTTGGACATTCGTTCTGCTGGTTCTACTACTCTGGTTAATCGTCTACTGATCCACCGTGAAAATCAGTTTGCCTCTACCTTTTTCACTGATGGTGTCTGGGGAACTAACTGGGATGGTGTTGCCTCCGGTTCTGACGATGGTGACACCCAGAATACCAACTGGGATGACTACACCAATTCCACGCCCATTCAAGATATCACCCGCCTGAGTCGGGAAATTCAACTCAAGTCGGGCGGCTTCAAACCGAACACTATGGTTGTTGGTAAAGAGGTCCGTGACGCTCTGATTAACAACCCTAATATTCTGGACCGTCTCAACGGTGGTGCTACTATCACGAACACTGCTCTAGTGACTAACTCGAAGCTGGCAGAAATCTTTGAAGTTGAGAACTTCTACGTGATGGAAGCAATCGAGAATGATTCGGTCGAGGGTGTCGCTGAAAGCAACTCGTTCATCGGCGGCAACCACGTTCTTCTGGTCCATACCCCCTCTTCGGCTGGGCTTATGACCCCTGCTGCTTGTATGACCTTCGCTTGGAACAACATTCCGGGTGCAAACAACCTTGGTATCACTGTCGAGTCCTTCTCGGATGATGCACTGAAGCGTCAACAAGTTGCAGAGCACATCCAAGTTAAGATGGCCTACGACATGAAAGTTGTTGGCTCCGACCTTGGTGGCTTCATCAATTCGGCTATCAGCTAATTTATACTATAGGGGTGTCCTGCTTACGGGTAGGGCACTCCCCAATAACAATACATCCTAAAACAGTTTAGAGATTCTATGGAGAGCAACTATGGCTATCAACCGTGAGGGGATGCACCCTCGTTATTTGGGCTTTCAATGCGATTGGCCAGTTTTTGTTAAAACCCCATTTAATGCTGATGGTAAACAATGGAAGAAGTCAGAGCATTTCAACTGGGCAGAGCGTAACATTGATACTAAAGATGCTGCTACTTTGTATGCCCAAGGGTTTATCTATCACAACACTGCACTAGCCAAAGAGAACAAGGTTGGGGATCGTCTCGGGGAAATGAACTCGGAACAACTCTACAGTCTTGTCCGTCAGTTGAATGATGTTGTCAAGAAGCAAACGACAAGTACCAAAGAGTTCAACAGCAAGAAGTGCAAGATTTCCAAGTTGGATGATAAGCAACGTGGCCTTATCCGTAGGTTCCTTAATCACAACCCTTGGATCAGCGACCAGTACTACGAAATTCGAGACACCATCCTTGGTGACTAATTACAGGAGACGCCCTTTTGTCCTTTTCTTATGATGAAACAGACCTCGGAACTGATACAGCATCAGGGCGTCTCAATGCCACTCGTTTGCTCTTGGGTGACACTAATAGTAACAACCCTCAAGTTCAAGATGAGGAAGTTACCTTCGCCCTAAGTGAGACTAACGACAATGTTTACTTTGCAGCCGCTTGGTTGGCTCGTGCCGTAGCAGGTAAGTACTCACGTCAGGTAACTACAGAACTGGATGGGCAACTCTCTGTTGAGTACAGTGACCTTGCTAAACAGTATTACCAACTGTCTGACCAACTAGAGTATCAAGGTACTAAAGCTGGCGCTCGTATTGGTATCAAGGCTGGTGGTATCACCAAGACAGATATTGAGGCTGCACGACAACAAACCAATCGTGTTAAGCCTTCTTTCCGTAGGGATCGCTTTTGGAACCCGCCTGCTTACGATGGCATGGATTATGGTTATGAGGACACCTAATGTCTACTCTTACCGCTATGGCTATGCAGACTATGGTAAGCCAATTTGGGCAGTCTGTGACACTTAGAAAGCCTGCTTACGGCTCTTATGACCCAACTACGGGGACTGTGGGTTCCACTACCAACACGGACTACACTGCTAAGTGTTACATGGCTGAATACCAACTGTCTGAAGTAAATAACGACAGTATTCTTATGGGGGACCGTAAGGCTCTCTTGCCCTCGGAGGACACTTCTGGTGAGGAACTCCCTGAACCTGATGTAGAGGACTTTATCATAGGTTTTGGTGATACGGTTAAGGTAGTTTCTACTCAGAAGATTTATCATGCTGATACCCTAGTTTGCTATATTTGTCAGGTGAGAGAATAATGGTCACTCAGGTAACGATAAGCCCCCAGTTCCAAAAGAAAATGGACAAACTGGACGAACTGATTGGGGAAAGAGTAGACGAGAAACTTCAGAGCCTTGGGGAGTATGCGGTTCAGATTTCCCCTGTTTATTCTGGTGCTTTTGCAGAATCATGGTCTATTCGTCCTATAGGTTCTGGTGGTGGTAGGTCACGCCAGTCAAGACCTGAAAGAGTTCCTGACGCACAGGCCAAAAAAGAGGAAGCAAAAGCTCTTATTAGGTCAGACGTGGTGACTTACTCAGAACAAATCCTAGACCAAGGTGGTGCAGTCTTAACAAACAGAGCGCCTCATGCCAAGGAAGTTGACGCTAAATATGCCACCATAGCCACTGTAAGGGATAGGTTCAGATAATGGCTTCAATCTACGACGACATTCGCGCTGCTCTTGAGGTGAAGCTGTCTGGTATTTCTGGGCTTCCTGAAGTGGCTTGGGAGAACCTTACCTACAGTCCCACTACAGGAACCTCCTTCGTTAAACCCCGTCTAGTTCCTACAGTAAGAGAACCTGCTGTCAGAGGGCTTAACCCACAGATTTATTACCAAGGCATCTTCCGAGTTGACTGCTTTGTACCTGAAGGTCTTGGTCCTGCTGCTGCTGATGATCTGGCAGACAAGATTATTGATGCTTTTGAGGCTACGACAG